CGCCTGGTACTGGACCTGCGCGTCGGACTGCACGTAACCCAGCCCGGTCCGGCTCGCCGGATTGTTCGACGTGTCGCAGATCACGCTGAACGGCAAGCTGCCATCGGTACTGCCGAGCATGCCCTGAGACAGCATCCCCTGCAGGAAGCTGAGCTGGGTGGCCCGGACCCGCTGGAACAACGAGACGTTGACCACCTGCCCCACATACTGTCCCATTCCTGCAGCCAGCGTGGCGGCGATGTAGTTCGTCAGCCGCGTGTAGTTGTCACCATTGATAGCGGCGTTGGACGAGCTGTTGTGACCGCACCGGACGCCCCAATAGTGTCCACCCGGTTGCGGATTGGCAATAACGTCGATGCCGGCCTGGAACAGAGCCTGCAGATCCGCGCTAGCATAGGTGTTCGTTTGCCCCGATCCCGGCGAGCCCGATTTTTGGCTGCCCACCACGCTATAGAGCGGCTTGTTCAGGCTCGACTGCTCCGGCGAAAGATTGGCCAGTCGCCCGGCCACGAAACCTTGCGGCGAAACCAACCTCAGAATGGCGTTCACCTGGTCGTTCCACCACAGCCAGTCGCCAAACATCAGCTTGCAGGCATAGGAGTCGAGGCCCGCGGAGTGCATTGTTGCGATCGCGTTGGTGATGGTGTCGCCGCTCGGCCCGGTCAGGATCATGTAGATCCCTTCGGACAATCCGAATGCCTCTTGTGTCGTCCATTGCGTTGAATCGTCCGCGTCGGCCAGCACGGCGATGCTGCACCCCTGCCCGCGCAGTGCATACATACCCAACCGCGGCAACTGATCCACGCCCACGAGGTTGCTCGCAGTCACGGTCGCGCCGTCGGTGCCGGGTGCGCCGGTCGCGAAGGTAAAGACGAACGCATACGGCGGCGCCCCAGTCGCATTGGCATTCGCCACCACGATCTGGCTTGGCCCGCGCTGCGGTCCTTGCCCGCCATTCACCGCCATCGCCAGGTTCTGCCAAAAGCTGGCTCCGGTACCGCCGATATTGTCGAACAATTCGATCGGGCCGCCGGGCAGCGACACCACCAACCGCCACGTCCCGGCCTGGGAACCAGTCGTTAGAGTTACCGAGATCTGGTTACCCAGACTACCCGTGTACAGCGCTGTGAACAGGAAGTTGGTGTTCGGGACCAAGAACTGCGCCGCTCTGTCGGTACCGTCAGTTGCTCGCACGCAGCGGAAGTTCGCCGCTCCCTGTTGCACTGCCGTCGCGACTTGCGTGGCCATATCGTATTTGCGCGCCACGATGGGGCCGAAATTGTTGGCGTAGTCGGTCATAGTGGCCACGATCACGGGCTGCCCCACCGGCCCCCAGCTCGCCGTACCCACGACGCCAACCACGTTGGTCGGTACGCCGTTGAGCATGAGATTTTGCGGCGGCACGATCTGCACATACAGATCGGGCACCACCAATGCGGTGGTGTTCACGCTACCCTGTTGGATAATCGGCATTCGTCAGTCCTTCTGCTTCGGCTGGCTCTGCGCCGGCGGTTGCACGCGCACCACGCAGGTTACCTGCTCGGATGCCGATATCGCCGCGATCGAGGCAGCGTCCCCGATCACGTCGCCTTTTGCGTACGTCCCGAAAGGACGTACCACGACGAATTGGATGGTCATTGCAAACTCCTGGTCAACTGAGCAGGGTTGTCACGCTGCCCGAACCGAGTGGCGCGAGCGTTGTGTCACCGAATATCATTGTCGGCAGCGTGTTGGAGACCGTGGTCAGGTAGTCCACCGAATAGACCAGATCACGTCGGTACAACGCCGCATCCTGGCTCTGGTCGAATTCCGTCGTCCCCACGTAGCGCAGACGCCCCGAGCTGCCGTCGCTGAGGCTGATGAAGCTGACCGATGACAATGCATTATCGATCGTCGAGGCGACGCAGTCGCGCGACGATGGGTCCGGGCACCAGCAGCTGATCCGGAACTGCTGCAGCTGGCTGCGCGTCCAGCAAAGCACCGATTGATCTGCTACGACGCGCGCCAACAGGAGCCCCGCCCCGGGCACCGTTACTGTCGCTCCGTTCACCAGCGCAATGCGTTGCGTGCGGATCAACTCCGCAAGCGCCGCCGCCACCAGTTCCGGTGTATCTCCCGTCACCGTCCGGTGCACGACCCCTAGAGAATCCACCAGCATTCCGGCCAGTTGTCCAGTCCCCGCCGATCCCCCGAACGTCACGCTTGTTCCGGTCACGTTCACTGTCAGCGACGCCGTTGTCGTGCTTGTCAGTACCAAACCTTCGGCCCAGCGCGTTGTGTTGCGCGACGTGTCCGCCTTGGGAAACACGGTGACATTCAGCGTACCTGCCGCCAGATCGGTCCGCAGTGACGCTGTGTTCGGCCAGCCACGATAGATCTTCACCGCCTGCGCAAGCGTGCCGCTGGAGGACGACCCGTTCGGGTACAGGACAGCCGTGATTGTCGACACGAGTGCGTTCTCGACATCAGACTGGTCGGCCATCGCCGCAAGATCTCCTTAGTCCAGATGCGCTTCGACGAAGGGGCCCGTGGTCTGCACCGGCGTACGGATCTCAGCCGCAATGGCGGTCAATGGCATGTGTCACGGCACGGCCGTCCAGCGGAGCAACGGCAGATTGGTCCCATCGGCGGTCGTTTCGAGGTACCCGACGCATCGGGCATTCGGCGTCGGCTGCGTCGAGCGATACGCGCCGATCGGGCTGTTGCTGCCGTGCAGCGGAGCGGGGATTTGCACGACCGTCGCGGTCGGTGGTGTCGTGGTGCTGTCGAGCCAGAGCGCGTACTCAGGCATCGTGGTTCTCCTTCGCTGGAATTTTCGACGGCGTGCTGCTCGCCATCCCGTTGTTTGTGTGCCGGGCCAACCGCGCGGACGGCAACCTGTTCAACAGGCTTGTGCGATCGAAAGCGATACGGCAACGCGCTGCGGGCGGCCCACTTCAGGACGCAGATTGCCGTATTACCAACCGCCAGCCCAGTTCTGTGTATTCGGCGCTGTCGACCACGCCGCTGCGACCCAGGTCGTCGGTCATCGTGTCGCCCGGCACAAGAGCAAGCCAGTCGAGCGGCGGCAGCAGCACCGACCACATAGCCTGTGGCAGCGTCGTTGTGGTCGCCAGCTCAATCTGCCCCTTTGCTTCTGACGTCGCCATCGCGGCTGGCCATCCCGTCAGCACGCTGGACGCTGTGCCGGACGTCACGCCGCCATACGAGTTCGCCCCCGCGCTCACCGGCCCGGACGGGCGCAGAAAACTCAACCGCCGGAGCGCTCTCACACACAATGGCGCCTGCATCGGCAATTGTGTCGCCACGAACCAGATCGCGCCGTCCGCACGCACCAGATAGTCGCCGGGTTGTGTATAGGAAGCGTCAAATACACCCTCCCAAAACGCGTCACCGTAGCCGCCTGCGCGCACCGCCCTGATGCGCGGCCGGTTGAACGCAGCCGGTAGCTGCAGGTAGCGGTTTGTCAGTCGCAACGGATCGGCTGTATCGGTCGGCCGATAGGCATCCGTCTTCTCGCCGGTCGTCCGTGCCGCCATCCCCAGGCCGTGCCACACTTTGGCGCTCAGCGTGCGTTCGCGCATCACACCACCAGCGCCACGCCGCCGCTGCCCAGTGCCGGCCCGGGTGGCACGCCCATGAAACCGCATAGCCGCCGTCGCCAGTCGTCGAGCAGTTTTGTGCGGTCACGCACCTCGTCGCGGTTGTGTGTCCACACCCCCGCCTGATCGGTATCGAGGTTCCCGGCAGTTTCGGTCACCGCCCGCTCGAGCCCGGACAGCGTAGTCAGGTACTGCCGCACGACAGCCTCCTCCGAGGCGGACAACCACAGCAGGCGGTACTCCAGCAACCCATACACTTGGTAATACCGCCACCCCTGCAGCAATCCGCCCACACCGTGCGCGGGATAGCCGCAGAAACGGCGGATCTCTGTCTTCTCGGCATCGCTGAACGCCATGTCGTCGCCCCCGTCCCACGAATGCCGAACGCCAACGCCGATGGCGGACGGCACTGTTTGCGCTGTCCGCCATGCGTCGCCGTCAGCCGATATGCTCGATCATGACCGCCCGTTTGAAGGCAGCATTGGTTGCGGTGGGTATGGTGGTTGGCGATGTCGTGGTGTCCGACGGGGTACAGAACCCGCCGATCCAATACCAGGACTGCGCGATGATCTGCTGCAGCCTGTCAATCGGCTCGCGTGTCACCATCGCCACCCCGTCGACCACGGAGATGATGCTGTCCTTTGGCGCCACGTCGGCGGCCGCCAATCCGGCATAGTCACCTTCGATCAATGCTCCCTTGCCGCAGACGATCGGCCGTCGCACCACCGCGCCGGCGAGAGTCGGATGCGCCTGCACGTAGGCTTCGGTTGTCGGAATGAAGCGCAATCCGAGGAAATCGTTGATCATCCCCTTGCGGAACACCTGGTTAGCCGAGGTGGCGCCGATGAACAACTGCCGGAAGTCATTGTCCGCGAACAGTTGCCGAGCCGAGACGGGGTCAACATAGCAGTTGAACACGCCGTCGATCTCCGGTACCGCATTCAGCCGCAGCAACGCCACCGCGTTCAGCAACGACGCCATGGTCAGCGTATCGCTGGCCTGCAGCGCCGTGGTATTACTGCGCGCGTTCGGTCGCACCACCGCGCTCGCCGTCGCCGCCGTGACGGTATTGAGTGCAGTCGCATCCGCCACCGTCACCGAATTGGAAAAGGTCAGTGTGCCGGACACGCCGCCCGGCGTGGTCGACACATTCACCGCGTCGACGCTCGTCCCCACCAGGGAGTAGGAATTCGACCCGACAGTCACAGTCAACGACGCCGAGCCGCCTACCGGTATCTGTACGCCGTTGACGAACGTGGTCTGGAAGCCACGAACGTCGTCCACCGCGACCGTCGGCCCGGACGACGCCAGCGTCGTTCGCACCCAGGTATTGCCACCGAAATACGCGGCGAACAATGCGTTGCGCGCCAACTCATCCAGGCTCCGCGCAGCCTGTTCGCCATTCGTTGCCGCGTTTAGCAGGAACTGGCTGGCGATGCCCACGCGGCTGGTCACCATGTTGAGGTCGGTGGTGGCCGCGTAGTGGTTGATCGTGATGGTGTACTGTTCAACGCTGAAGGTCTGCGGTGTCAGACCGTTGTCGAGATTGGTGTTGGTCGATGGCACGACCGGCACCGTCACGCTCGGCTTCAGCCCGGCGCGTGTCTTGGTCAACGTCTCACCGATGCCCACCGCGAACTCCTCGCGATCCGCCACGGCACGGTAGCCGAGGCGGCTGCGCAAGGCTTCCTCGAATTCACGTTCGAGGAAGCCCTGCTGGATGATCGGCTGCAGTGCGGCGGGAAAGTTCTGGATGCCCATGCTCTACTCTCGTGGTTGCACGATCCCCGGCGCCCATCGCCGCGGGTCCCGGTCGGTCCGTCTGTCGTAATCCTTCAGCGCCGGCGCAACAGATCAGCGCGCGCCGCAAGCCATTCCTTGGTCGTCATCTCGGTGGCCAATCGTGGCCGTGGTTGCTCCGCCGGCGGTGGCGTTGCCGCACTCGACGCGCTCGCGCCGGCGAACAGCCACGGTTTGGTCCGGCGTAACGACTGCATGAGTGCTACCGCGCCTTGTACGTCCCCCGCATCATCGAGGGTAAGCACGCTCGCATCCACCAGCTTCAGCCCGTCGAGGTCCACCATTCCGGCACGCATCGCTTGGGCTTTCAGCTCCGCCCGTATCAATCGATCTCGGCTCTGTGCTTCCATTTCCACCAGGCGCCGCTGCAATTCCGCAGCTCGCGCCTCGCTGTCCTCCACTGGCAGGTTAGCGGGAGTGTCTTCACTCATGGGGCACCTCGGCTGCTATGCGCGCTATCTCCGCCGGGACGTCCTCGATGTCGTAGACGTCGGCAATTGACTTGAGCGCGGTTTCTCTTGAAATGCTGCCGGTAGCGGCCAACACGCGTAGTGTTTGCGCGTCACGCAGTCGGTCCTCGGCGGTCGGCGTGTACCAGCGTGGCCACTTAAGACCGACGCGTGCCGATACGTCGAGCGGCGGAACCCGCTCGTCGTACGTGCGCAGTGTGTAACGGTTGGATGCGCGGATCACCATCCTTGCCAGTTCCAGCAGTCCGGTGCCATAGCTGACCCGCAGGTTGTCGGCGAGCCACACCAACCCTTGGTTCATCAGCTCCAAGGCACGCCCCGACTGTGCCGCTGATAACCGTTCCGCCGAGGCGCGGTTGCCGTGCACACCCTCTAGCGCCAACTCCCGCAAGGTGCGCACGTACTCGATCACCGCCGCCGCTGCGGTACCGTTTATCTCCAGCAGTTTAGCGTCACCCTTTTCGGATACCACCAATGCGTTGCCGCCACCGCGGATCAGGTCACCCTCCATCGCCGCCGGTTCGCGCACCAACAGCGTCGGATCAGAACTGTATTTCAGCCCACGCCCGGCCTGGCTGAGCTGATAGTCAATCTCGATCGCGGTCTCGATGGCTGGTCGGAAGGTACATGCGCCGTCCACGCCCTCACCACCTGGCAGATTGCGGATCCATACCAGCGGCACGAATCCCAACCTGTGTTGCATCGTGCGCACCGCGTCGACGGCTGGGATGCATTGCTGCCCTACCGGCCACGGCTCATACCAGGTCTCTGTCTCGGTGTCCCAGCGCCGCATGAACCAGTACGTTGCGGTGTCGTCACTGAGTGCGTACCCTTGCGTCGCCAATACTCGCCCCGGTACCTTGTACGCCTCGGTTACGCTCAGTAGCGTGTCCGGCTCTTCCGGATCCCAACACGGCGTCAGATAGGCGGAATTGAGTACCTGCAGAAACACGCGTCCACGCAGTACCCTTAACTGAATCGCCACCGATCCCACCGAACCACGCAACGCGGCGTCCAGCATCACCCGATTGAGCCCGGCCTCCTTGCCGATGTCAGCCAACGCCGCGCGCACCGTCGCATTCTCGCTATCGAGCGTCGGGAAGTGACCGTCGCCGAACACCAGTGACACGCTGTCATCCACCACGATGCGCGCCAGTGGATAGCGTACCGAAGGCCGTCGAGACCGTAACGGGATGTACTCACCAGCCGAGGTGCGTTCTTCATGAAACTCATAAGGGAGCACGTCGTACAGGTGGCCCTCCAGTACTCGTTTCAGAATCTCAAGCCGCCGGGTACGTTCGCCGTAATCCGGATCGGCCGGGATCAGTCCGCAGATAGTCTCGAACATCGGTTCCTATACCTCAGCGCGACATGATCGGCAGATGCAGGCGCCGCGTGGGCGGCGGCGTTTCAGTCAACATCGAGAAGGCGCGCGACAGGGCGTCTACCTGATCGTCTTTGCGCCCATGTGGAAAATCACGCAGTTCGTCCAACAGTGGCCGATTCCACCCGCCGCGTAGCAGCTGCAGATTGCCTGCCTCCGCCTGTGCCGCCACAGGTAGTGCACGCGTCAGTTTGGCTCCCGTCTCCGGTGAAGCGACCACCCGGTGTCCAGCCAGTCGTGCTGCCAGCCACGCCACCTGGTGCTTGCCGGCCTGGCCCGGGTCCTGCGGAAGGCCGATCGGCACGGCGCGTCCATCCTGGTGCGCGGTCGCCACGATCGCCTCCTCCACTTCGTGGGGCCCACCACGCAGCCGCACCACGTCGAGCACCATGAAGCGACCCGACAGTTCACGTCCGAGTTTCAGACCGACCGTCCAATCGGGATCTCGTCCGTCACTGTCTGCCGTCGCCGCCAGATCCCACGCGCGTACGCTGTGTAACTCCGCCACGGCTTCGACCACATCAATCCGCCCGACCGGGAACAGCGACCCGTCATCGCGGCGGGGTGATTGCTGGAATAGCGCCGACCATACGCGGCTACCCACGAGCGCTCGCTTGCGTTCAAGCGCAGCGCAATCCTCCCATTCCGGCCACAGCGCCTCTCCCGGCGCTCGCCCGAGCGGATCGTCGGCCTCTGCCAACGCTGGCAGGCGCAACACCGTCCAACCATCATCGGCTTCCAGCAGCCGCCCACCCAGATCGTCCGGATGCCATCGGGTCATCACCACCACGATCCGCGCTCCCGGTCGCAGCCGCGTAACCAGATCGCTACGGAACCAGTTCCAGGCATGATCACGGTACACGATGCTGTCGGCTTCGGCGTGGCTCTTGATCGGGTCATCGATCACCACAAGGTCGGCCCGCCGGCCTGTGAGCGGCCCGCGCACCCCGGTAGCGTAATAGGTACCGCCGTCTGTCGTCGTCCAGCGCCCAGCCGCACGATCCCCCGCGGCCAACCCATAGCCCAGAACCTGCGCATGTTCGGCCACGTGGCGTCGCACCTGCCGGCCGAAATGTTCGGCCAGATCCGCGGTATGGCATGCCGTGATGACCGCACTGCCGGGCCGGCGATACAGCCACCAAGCTGGGAACAATACCGATACATATGTCGATTTGGCGCTGCCGGGCGGCATCAACACCATCAGCCGGTCGATCTCTCCGGCTTCCAGCCGCTCCAACTCAGCCAGCAGACGCAAATGATGCGCCGCTGGCGTGAGCGGCGCGAGCGCCGTTTTTGCCCACTCTGACAATCGCAGTAACGGCCCTGCCATCTGCCCGGGCCCGCGCCTCACTGTGGGTTGAAACAGAAAACGGCGTGCTGGACTGTCGTCCGCGCACGCCGTCGATCATGGGGAACCTTATACTCCGAAATGGGGCATTTGGGCAAGGACTAAATTCCGACTTTCGAGACTTTTTTCCGATCCACTGTCCACACTTACGAAAAACAACCGAAAACCCATTGTCCTTACAGCAAAATTCAACAACTCCTCGGGGCATCCGCGAGCATTTTCCAGTCACGATCCACTCCCCCTCCAGCATCCTATCGGCTAAGCCGCAATTCAGCCGCAATTCCAGGGTTGATCATTCCGTGTTTTGTGGGCTCAATGCGCGCTGTTTGATCCGCACCATTGTTGCCTTCCTGGGTTCGGGTAAGGCGGCTCCTTCGTGGTCGTGTCCCCAACACCGGGCCGCGGCACTGGAACGGGAATACGTTTGATGATCGACCGAGCAAAAAGCGCCCTTTCGGGTGTCGTCGTATCGGTGCTGCTGATGGGACCCGCGCTCACGTTGCCGGCCCAGGCCCAGGGCACCCCCGATCCGAAGGTGCCGACCCCCGCCGAGCACCGCAAGACCGCCCAAACCCGCCAGGGCCGCCATAACGTCGCTCAGGCCCAGCGCATGCGCCGCCCATCCGCCCTTCACCCGAACGCCGGCCATGCCGCGACACGCGTCGCCTCCACGCACTCCGCTACCCTTCTCGACGACAGCCCAGCGATAACCGAAGATCAGGAAAGCGGCCTCGCCTCGTGGTACGGTGGCCACCGCTGGCATGGTAAACGCACCAGCAGTGGTGGCGCCTACGACCAGGACGCCCTCACTGCCGCCCATGCGAGCTTGCCGATCGGCACCCGTGTCCGCGTCACCCTGGTCGGCAACGGACGCAACGTTGTGGTCACCATCAACGATCGGCCAGGTACGCGGCGACGCATTATCGACCTCTCCCGTGCGGCCGCCCGAGAACTCGGCATCCTCGAACGCGGCGTGGCCATGGTCACGCTCACCCCACTCTGACCTGCCGCGCCGCCCTTGTTTTGATCGGCTGCCTCGCCGGCGCCAGTTGTGGTGTGCCGTTTGCCCATCAGACTCGCTACGTCGGTAACCTGCCAAGTTGCGCGGTCGACCCGGGCGCACAGGCGACGCTCGTGCAGGCCGCCGATCGCTTCAGCTTCGCCCCATCCGATGGCGCCCTCATCGTGTCCGGCAGCATGGCGCCCGACGGCAGCTTTGCCGGCTCCCTTGTCACCAAACCGCCCGGGCGCGACCGGCAGGGCCACGCCGGCACCGAGGCTTTCACGCTCACGGTGACCGGTCGCATCGAGGGCGACGCCGCCAGCGGCACCTATGTGACCCCACGCTGCCACACTGCGTTCCGGTTGCTCCGCATTGTCGACGCCGTGTTGCCATAGAGACGGTGCCGTGTGTCAGCGATCAAAGGGGCCGCTGGGCTTGCGCATGCTCGCCGAGCGCCGGTGCTGTCAGGCAGCCGCGTTCAGCGCGCTGACGATTATATCGACGCCCTGAGCATGCCAACGCTGAACGGCCTTGTGGTCGGCGCCGAGCATTGTCCCCAGCCGGCGCCATGGATACAGGTGCCGGTCAGTCAACGGGCTGATTAACGCCCGTGCACCAACGATCCGTCGCAGCACGCTGCGATCACGCGGAATAAGTGAAATCCACCCGAATGCCTCGTCCATGCGTGTAATCTCCGCCGCCGACGGCGCCGATGGACGTATCCGCCGCTGCTCTGGCTCGCTGCCCCCAGCTTCAATCATATAGCGGACCAACGTCGTGACATTCATGCGCAGGCCTGTCGAGTACCCACTCGGCGGCAACGTCAGTAACGCCCGCCCCGCCTCCTCCAATCGTGCCAGTACCAACTGTGCGTCGTAAAACGCATTGCCCGAGAGAGATGTCGCGCCTCTTTCCATGCCCTTAGCGGCGCGGTACGCGCAAGGCTTGCCTCCTGTGCTCATTCTTGCCGCCGTCACGCCACGCTTCCCGCGCTCAACAGCACCGGATATCGGCTCCCAGCCAGCCAGGTTCCCTCCGTGAGCACGCTCCAGGCCTGCGGATGACCAGCCGGCAACGGCTCGCGTGCCGAATCTTCTAAAACCGCCAGGCCCTTCGGCGGCCGGCGCGCACCAATCTGGTGCGCACGCGCGACCACCGTACCCGGCGCGACCGCCAGTACCTCCGCAATCTCCTCCCACGTCGCCCCTTCCAGACGCATCAGACGCAGCCGGAAGTCTCGGGGCGTCGACCAGAATTCATCGCTTACCGTCATGGAACTCCTCGCGCTCTGACGGAGTGTGGTTAATCATACTAACCATATCGTGTCAATCAATTTCACATTGACCGGTTAGATATGTTCACCTATAGAATTCGGTATGGTCGACCCCCACGCCACCGAACTCGCCTTCCGCATCCGCACCGCCCGCCTCGCCCAGGGCCTCACCCAGCATCAGTTGGCACGCACCGTCGGGGTCACACGAAGCGCCGTTGCTCAATGGGAAACGGGCCGCGCGGGTCAGGTCGGCGGCAATTTGGCTCGAATCGCGCGGGCCCTCGGGACCAGCGCCACCTACCTGCTCAGCGGTGAGCAGGCCGCCGGCGCTGCCCCCCTGCCATTGCGTGGCGACGAGATGGCGCTGCTGCGCGCCTATCGGGACTGCACACCAGAAGATCGTGCCCTGTTGGTTCGCACCGCCGTCCGCCTCGCTCGACTCATTGATAGCCCGAATCTGCCGGACCCCACCCACCTCGATAACAATTCATTGACGTAATATGCCGCTGCTCGAACAGCCGGTTCGGCACTCGCTCTCTGCTGCATTTAGTCTCACAATTGCGACGTCACTGCACCAATTTTAGGCACCACAGCGGCCAACAGGCGCCCGATCGACGTTTACCCCGTTCCGGCAGCCACCAGAGCGCGTGCAAACCGCCATCCCCACAACTGACGCACCCCGTCGTGTCGATTTTTGTCACGCCCGGCGGCGCGTTAACGCTTGCTCTCACCTTCCCCCATACCTTATGAAGAGGTTAACGGAGATTAAGTCGCGGCTCAGGGGTAGATCCTACATGCTAGTTGCAATGACCGCTGCACTTGCAGCAGGTGGGTCGTTTGCCCCCTTCCACGCTGGTGCGGCGTTGCGTATGATGGCCGAAAGCGTCGGCCACGCCAGCGCTCAGGATAATCGCTCCGGCATGGCTTCCTTCGACGCTCCTTCAACTCGTCCTAATTGGTTGCACTCGATCTCGGGCTGGAGGTACAAGGTGTAATGTCTGGAACAACAGTAACTGGGAACGTTGGCGGCATTACGGTATCAGTTCCGTTTACCACGATCCAAAATTTTGACTTGGCGCAAATTGCACTCAACTCTGCCGTAACCGTCGTCAGCGTGTCGTACGCCCCCACAACGACCACCACAAACGGCACCGTTCAGGACAATGTGCAGGCCGTCATTGACACCGTTCCCGGTGTGACTTCGTACAGTTCTCTGCCAACCAGCACCACGTTGCTGATAGCCACTGGCAGTGGCGACACCCTGGCCGCGAACGGCGGCAACACCCCAATGACCGTCGAGAGTGGCAGCGGCAGCACGGTCATTTTTGTCAATAACGACACGTCGTCCGTTCCCTCCGCGATTTTCCTTGGCGGCGGCAACAATTACGTCGGCGAAGGTTCGTCGCTGGCGAGCGCCGTTATCAATGTCGACGGCTCCAGTGTGTCGGGGACATCCTCGAACAACGCAGGGAAGGGTGGCGCCTACGTTGACGGCAGCCAGGGCTACACGACCGTCAATATGTACAACAACGCCAATGTCTACCTCTACACCGGCAGCATTGCCGCGGGCATTGGGCACGATGTCGTCGTGGCGGAAACCGGGGCCAACGAGGTACTCGGCATCGGCGGATCATCCACCATTCCGGTCACCGTCACCGCCAACGCCGGATCCACGATCTTTATCCAGAACGACGCCACCGCTTTCATCACCCCTGGTGCGGGTAACGTCGTCTTGTCTGCCGGCACCACGAATCTCGGCATGGCCACGCTGTTCGGCGGCACTGGCTCGGATACCGTGTTCGCTGGCGGTAATGGCGGCCACCAGGAAAACGGTTACTTCCAGGGCGGCAGCGGCGGCAACAACATCATTGTGTCCAGCACGGTCAGTGGGGCCACCACCATCGTCGGCGCCGGCAACAACAACCTCCTGGGCACTTTTGCTAACAACGACATCGTCAAAGCCGGCTCCGGTAATAACAACACGCTCGCTGCCTGGGGCGGCGCCACCGGCGACACCATCGTCGGCGGTGCCGGAACGGACACGCTCTTTGGCTCGACGTCCGGGCATACCGACGTCGGCTTCGGTTCCGGCAGCAACGCCTCGGAAGAGTTTGCGGGGGGTAATACCTATTTCCAGGCCGGCGCCGGTGGCGTTGACACCCTCAATGATTTCGTCCCCGGTTCCGACGTCTTCTCGCTTACGCTCAGCGCCAAGTATGAGAACGTTGCCTCTATCAATATCACCAGCACGACGACTGTTGGAACCGGCACACAGGTCCTGCTCAGCGACGGCAGCACGATTAATTTCGTCAACGTCAAGGTCACCAGTTCGAACTTCACCTGATCGCGCGCCCACACGTCCCGAAAA